GCGCCTGTCGAGCCGGCTGAGTTCGCCTCGACCGCGGAATACATCGCTTGGAAGAAACGAAACAAAGGCTGATTACTTAGATGGCAAATACGCTTCTTACCCCGACCAAGATCCTCGACGAATCGCTTCAGATTCTTACCAACAACCTCGCTTTCACGTCGCGCGCTAACCGCGAATACAGCAGCGAGTTCGCCGTTTCGGGCGCGAAGGTTGGTTCGACCGTGAACGCGCGCAAGCCCGTTCGCTTCGTTGGTACGTCGGGGCCGAACCTTGGCCTCGAAAACGTGAACGAAACGTCGGTTGCGATCACGATGCAGAACCAGTTTCACGTCGACTTTCAGTTCAGCTCGACCGAGCTCACGTTGACCGTCGACGACTTCGCGGAGCGTTACCTCGTTCCGGCAATGGAAACGATCGCCAATAAGCTGGACTTCGACGGCCTCGGGCTTGCTTCGAGCGTCGCGAACAGCGTTGGCACCGCAGGCACCACGCCGAACGATATTCAGATCCTGATCGACGCTGGCACGAAACTGGACAACGAAGCAGTTCAGCGCGGCAAGCAGCGTGCGGCCGTGTGGAATCCGACCGTGAACGGCAAGATGGTCAAGTCGACGTCGGGCCTGCTGAACCCGTCGAAGCAAGTCGGCGAGCAATACGATTCGGGCATCTTCGTTCCGGCGCTCGGTTTCGATATCGGCATGGATCAGAACGTGAACACGTTCACGACCGGTACGCGTTCGAACGGCACTGTTTCGGGCGCGGGTCAAACCGGCTCGACGCTCACCGTTACCGGCCTCGGTGCTGCTGCAACCGTCGCGAAGGGCGACACGTTCACGATCGCTGGCGTCTATGCAGTGAACCCGCAGAACCGTCAATCGTATGGCGTGCTGCGTCAATTCACCGTTACCGCGGCTGCAACGGCTGACGGCTCGGGCAACGCAACGCTGTCGATCTTCCCGGCGATCAACACCGCGGCAAGCAACCAGCAGTATCAGACGGTTTCGGCTGGTCCTGCAAACGCTGCTGTTGTGACGTGGGACGTTGCGGCATCGACTTCGTATGGCGCAAACCTCGCGTACCACAAGAACGCCTTCACGCTGGCTACGGCCGACTTGGAAGACGTGTCGCAATACGGTGCTTGGGGCGCTCGTCGTAACTACAAGGGCATTTCGCTGCGTATCGCGCGCCAGTATGCGATCGGCACTGACGTTGTGCCGTGCCGTATCGATGTTTTGTACGGCTGGAGCGCGATCTACCCGGAAATGGCCTGCCGAATCCTTTCCTAATGGCGCTTATCCAGCAATCGGCCCCCGCTTCGGCGGGGGTTTTTCATTCTGACGAGCCGATGGCATACGAAAAATTTCCCGCATGGGCGACTGGCCCCGATGGTGCGCAACGCATCGTCAACAGCCAGGACGAGTTAGACGCTCTGCCCGGCTTCACGGTGCCTGAATACGTGCCGCCTGTGCCGCGCGAGCAGAAGCCGGAATTCGCCGCATATCCAAAATGGATTGGCGATCAGCTTGTGCAGAACGCGGAAGAAGAATCCGCACTGCTCGGCTCTGACGACGTGGACACGCGCGAAGCCCTGTTGAAGATCGCGGCAGAGAAGGGCGTGAAGGTTGATAAACGATGGTCCGATGACAAGATTCGGGCCGCTCTTGAGGCTGCTTAATGACGACCGCCGTTGACCTCATCACGCTCGCGCTGAAGGACATAGGCGCACTCGGTATCGGCCAGGCTATTTCGGCTGAAGACACCGCAGACGCGCTTGCTACGCTGAACATGATGCTTGGTCAGTGGCAAGGCGAGCGTCTCTCGGTTTATCACCTGGTCGACACGGCGATTCAGTCGACCGGCAAACAGACGTACACGGTCGGCACTGGCGGCGATTTCAACGTTCAGCGGCCGATCAAGATCAACGCAGCATATGCGCGACTCAATGCGGGCAGCTCGACGCCGATCGATTACCCGGTTCGGATTATCGAGTCGATGGAGGACTATTCGCGCTTGGCGTTGAAGGGGCTGCAATCGTTCCCTGCGTGGGCCTATTACGACCCGGCTTTCCCTCTCGGAAACCTGACGTATTACCCGATCCCGGACAGCACGTTTCAGCTTCACATCGTCACGATGGAAGCGCTGCCGCAGTTCACGGCGCCGGCACAAGTCGTCAACCTGCCGCCTGAATACATGGCGGCGATTCGCTACAACCTTGGCTTGTATCTCGCGCCGTCGTATCAGCTTGACCCGCAGCATTCGCTTGTGGGCCTCGCGCTAAACGCCAAGCGTGTTGTGAAGCGGATGAACAGCCAAATCCCGTCCATGACGATGCCTCGTGGCCTCGGCTCGAAGCAGCGTTACAACATCTACAGCGGATCTAATTACTGATGCGGATTCCTCTGACTGGCGGTGCATACGCCGCGAAAAGCGTCATCGCTGACGCGCAGCGGTCGGTCAATTTGTACGCTGAGCAGAACCCGCAAGACGCCAACGCGCCGTTCACGTACTACCCGACTCCCGGCCTCACGCTCGTTTCGACGCCTCCCGCCGCTGGCGAGTCGCGCTGCATCTATACGGCGACGAACGGCAATCGCTATGAAGTCGTTGGCGCCAATGTGTATTTCGTGAGCGCGGCGAACGCCTATAAGTTGCTCGGCATCATTTCGTCACAGGCTGGCCCCGTCTCGATGGCTGACAACGGAACAAGCGTGTTCGTTGTGGACGGAACCGCGAACGGCTACACGATCAGCATGACGGATAACGTCATGTCTCCGGTGAGCGACACGGCGTTCTATGGAGCCGATAAGGTCGATTACGTCGACGGCTATTTCGTATTCAATCAACCCGGCACGCAGCACTTCTATATTTCGAAGTTCAACGATATTACGTTCGATTCGCTCGATATCGCCAGCAAATCAACGTATGCCGATAACCTCGTCACGCTTGCCGTGATGCATCGCGAGATATGGCTGTTCGGTGACTTGACAACTGAAGTCTGGTACAACACCGGCGCGTCTGACTTCACCTTCGGGCGCATGCCTGGTGTGTTCATCGAACATGGATGCGCGGCGAAACATTCGGTCGCAAAGATCGATCTCGCGCTGTTCTGGCTGTCGAAAGACCTGCAAGGGCAGGGCTGCGTGTTCGCCGGCAGGAACTACGCGGCAGAGCGCGTTTCGACTCACGCGCTAGAGCAGGAGTTTCTAACGTACAGCCGGATAGACGACGCGATCGGCTTCGCGTATCTGCAAGGCGGCCATGCGTTCTACGTGCTGACGTTCCCGACCGCCAACAAGACGTGGTGTTTCGACACGGCAACCGGCCAATGGCATCAGCGCGGATATCTTGAAGCGGACGGGTCAATCAGTCGTCATCGCATGAACTGCTATTCGTTCAACGGCGGGCGAAATCTGGTAGGCGACTGGCAATCTGGCAACGTCTATATGCTCGACCCCAACGCCTACACAGACAACGGCGATACGATCGAGCATATACGCAGCTTCCCGCACATCAGCGGCGCTGATGGGAATCGCGTGCTGTTCCGGCAGTTCATCGCGGACATGGAAGTTGGCAACGGATTGCCAGGTGATACAGACGCGCCAGAAATACGGCTGCGCTGGTCTGATGATCGCGGCCGTTCGTGGGGAAACTACGTGACGGCATCGCTTGGCAAGGTCGGCGAGTTTCTAACGTCGGTCCAATGGCAGCGCCTTGGGTACTCGCGCGATCGGGTGTTCGAACTGTCGTGGTCGGCTCCCGTTAAGACCGCGCTGAACGGTGCGTTTGTCGACGTATCGCGGGCTAGAACATGAGCTCGCAAGCAAATTTCCCCGACGTTGGCGTTCCGATGACCGACCCAAAGACGGGCCGGGTGTCGATGGTCTGGTTTCAGCTATTGCTCGCGCTGTTCAACCGAACGGGCGGAGTTCCTGGCACTAGCACAGCCGATTTTAAGAGCCTGATTTCGCAGCTCGCGCAACAGGCAGAATCGGCCGTCGCGCCTAGCTACGCACCGGAACTGTCGCGCCGCATTGCTGATGTTGAGGCGGCGCTTTCCGCTCTTGCTGTAGCGCTGCGCGAGCCTGAGCCTGAGCCTGATTCGTTCGTTCCGACGCACGGATTGCAGGATGCGCCGGATCTGCACGCGCTTGCGAGCAGCACGGCGGCCGGCTTCATGTCGAGCGCAGATAAGGCAAAGCTAGACGGCATCGCTGCCACTGTCGAAGACGTGTTCGCGTCTGGAAGCGGCTTCACGCCTGGCACGACAACCGCGCTCACGCTTAGCAAAGCCTATCTGTCGCCCGCGGCGGTAACGGTGCATTTCGACGGCGTATTCCAGGGAAGCGACCAATATTCCGTCAGCGGAACGACGATCACTTTTACATCGCCGATCCCGGTCGGCACTCAGACGGTTTATGCCAGAGGGTAACGAATGACAACGACCTATAAAGAAATGGTCAAGGGTGCGACGCTGACTGGTGCGGCGTCGAGCCTCTATACCGCGCCGGCCTCGACTTCAGCATCTATCCAGGCGGCAAGCGCCAACAACCCGACTGGGGGCGCCGTGACGCTGAACGTCTACAAGGTTCCGAGCGGCCGGGCGGCAGATGCAACGACGCGCATTGCCGCAAAGACCATTGTTGCGGGTGCGACGGGTCAGTTTCCGGAACTGGTCAATCACAAGCTGGAATCGGGAACGCAGATTTTCGCGGACGGTAACGGCTGCTCGATAAGCATAAGCGGCATCGAATACGTAAAGGATAGCGCATGAGCGACGTGGTTCTGATTGATGGCGTCGACGACATACGCGGGAAAGTCTTCGCTCTTGAAGATCAGGTCGCGAAGATGCGGCAAGTTGATTGCCCGGTCTGGAATCACTTCGCGCCCGGCCTGTATGCGCGAAAGATGCTGATTCCGAAAGGCACAGTCTTGACGGGCGCGATTCACAAGACCGAGCATCTTTGCATCATATCCGGCGATATCACTGTCACAACTGATGACGGCGTGAAGCGCATCAGTGACGCGCATGCGATTCTTTCGTCGAAGCCTGGCGCCAAGCGAGCGGGGTTTGCTCACGAAGACACGTATTGGACGACGGTTCATGCGACCGATGAAACGGACCTAGACAAGCTCGTCGAGGAATTGACCGAATCGAAGAAGAGTGAACTGCTCGGCGGTCCCGACAATAAGCAAGCGATCGCCAACCGGCTAGAGGGGTAAACATGTCATTTGGACTTTCGGCCGCTGCAATCGGCGGCATTGCTGCAGGTGTCGGCGCTGTCGGTGGTGCTTATATCTCGTCGCAGGGCGCAAAGAGCGCGGCGAATACGCAGGCTAACGCAGCAAACTATGCCGCAGATCTTCAGCAGCAGCAATGGCAGCAGACGCAGCAGAATCTACAGCCGTACCTGCAGCTCGGCTCGTCGTCGATCAATCCGCTTTTGGTCGCGATGGGCTACAACATCAGCCAGAACCCTGATGGATCTGTTTCGCTCGATAGCGTCAACGACAATAACATTCTGCATCAGTCGTTCACGGCTCCGACGGAGGCGCAGGCGCAGGCAACGCCGGGGTATCAGTTCACGCTTAACCAAGGGCTGAAGGCGACACAGAATAGTGCCGCTGCGCGTGGCCTTGGCACATCAGGCGCAGCGTTGAAGGGCGCCGCGAACTACGCGACGGGCCTGGCTGATTCGACATACAACGACGTTTATAACCGCGCGTTGCAGACGTTCAACACGAATTACAGCAGCGCGTCGAACGCAGTGAACCGCTTGCAAGGGCTGGTCAGCAACGGCCAGAACGCAGCCGCGACGAACGGCTCTCTCGGTGCGGCGACTGCGAACAGCATAGGCAACACGATGACGAGCGCAGCCAATGCGCAGGCATCCGGCACGGTCGGTAGCGCTAATGCACTGAGCAGTGCGCTCGGCAATACCGGAAATATGGCCTTCACCTACGGCATGTTGCAGAACAACGCAGGCGGTGGAGGCAACGCCGCATCAGTCGGCGTTCCGGGCTGGACTCCGGCCGGCAGCTAACGAGAACAGGACATAACGAATGCCCCTCGATACATCGATCGCGCTAAATGCAAAAGCGCCCGAGTTCAACCCACTTCAGCAGGCGCTCCAGGTTGCACAGTTCCGCGCGTATAACGCGAACGGCCTCGCGCAACAGCAAGCGCTTGCCGCAAACCGGGCAACGTCTGCGGCTTATCAGCAGGCGGTCGATCCGAATACGGGTCAACTTGACACGAATAAGCTGTCTGCACTGATCGCTGCTGATCCTGATTCTGCGTACAACTACGCGACGACCATGAAAAACGTCATGGACGCGCGGCAGGCACAGCAGACGTACGACAAAGGTCAGATCGGAATGAACAACGATCAGATCGACAACTATAAGAAGGCGATCGGGTTCCTGGCGCAACAGTTCGCGACGCTAGATCCGAGCGACCCGAACTTCAATGGGAAGTTGCTGACCATCGGAGCGGACGCTGCGAAGCTCGGGCACGTCGACCCCAATATGGTGGCAAGCACTATTCAGCAGGTGCCGCAAGATCCAACGCAACGCGCAGCATGGTTCCAGCAAAAACTTGCTTCCATGAAAGATGCTGCCGGGCAGCTTGATTCGATCACCGCAAAGCCGACGCAGATCGATTCTGGCGGCTCGATCATGTACAAGGACACAAACCCGATTACGAATCCGAGCATCGTCGGAACGACCATCAACAAAACGATGGACCCGGTATCCGCAAGCACTCCGACTCCTTATTACGACCGGTCGACCGGCGAAAGCGGAAATATCCCGCGTTCGCAGTTTGCTGTGGGTGGTCAGCCGCCTCCTATCCCGACCGTCGCACAGCCGGCGAACATGCCGACAAGCGGCGGCCAGGCTGCTCCTATGCCGTCCGGCTCCGCTCCTGGCGCTCCGCGAGGCTTTGTTCCGACCGGGCCGGCGCTAGGTGCCGCGGGCATTGCCGACGACGCAGGCAAGCGTTACGGCGCTCTAACGGCGGCCGCATCGACTGCCAAGCAAGTTATGGGGCAATACGACAACGCCGCGTCGCTCATCTCTAGCACGATGAAGGGCAAGGGTTCGGGCGGGGCAATCGACGCCGCGGCTGTGTTGAACTCGTTCGGCGTGCCCGTTGGCAAGGATGCGGTCGAGAGCCGTCAACTGTTGTCGAATTACCTTAACAGTGCAACGGATCAGGCTGCGCAAGCGCTCGGCATGTCGGGCAGTGACGCACGTTTGGCGGCGGTCAAGGCTGGTCAGCCAAGCGCTGACACGATGAACGGGCCTGCGCTCTACAAGTCGATCATGCACGTCAAGGGGCTGCAACAAGCCGTATTCGAGAAGCATCAGGCGGAAACGGCGTACCTCGCTGCGAACGGCAACAACACGTCGAAACTGAACGAGTGGGAAGCGCAATGGAATAAGTCGTTTAATCCGGAAGTGTCGTATGTCCGCGCGCTCAACAATCCGCAAGAGCAGGAAGCCGCGATGCAGGAAATGAAGGCGCGCGGCAAGCTCGGGCAATGGATGGAGGACTATTCGGCCATGAAGAAAATGGGGGCGTTCTAATGGATGATCCGCTGCTCGCTATGGCGCAGCAAGTGCAGGGCAGCGGGTCATCGCCCGCGTCTGCGCCTGCTGCGGCCTCCGCGCCGGCTGCCGCTCGCCAGTCTGATAAAAGCGTCAACGACGACGGCACTCCAAATATCGTTGTGACCGGCGCCGCAAGCGATCCGCTTTTGGATATGGCGCAACAGGTGCAGGACTCGAAAGATGCGCCTAAACCTGCTGCGCAGCCTCAACAGCCGGCGCAGCCTACATCGTTTGGTGGCGAACTGGGCCGTCAAATCGGCCTGACGGCTCGTGCCGCAGGGCATGGCCTCGCTGATACGGTCGATCTCGTCGGCGCTCCGCTCAATGCGACGATTAACACGCTATTCGGCGCGCATCTGCACAATCCGGGCGATGCGATCCGCGCTGGCGTCGACGCGATCACGCCAGAACCGAAGAACGCGCTTGAACGCGTGGTGAATTCCGGTGCTTCCGCGATGGCTGGTGCAGCGACCGGCGCTGGCGTTGCTGGCAAGGTGGCGACGGTGGCGGCTAACCCGCTTACGCAGGCTATTGCTTCGCAAATGGCGGCGGCTCCTGCCGCGCAAATCGCGGCCGGCGCTGGTGCCGGCGCTGCATCACAGGGCGCGCAAGAGGCTGGCGCAGGTCCGGTAGCACAGATGGGCGCCGGCTTGCTTGGCGGCGTTGCTGGTGGCGTGGCCGGCGCCGGAATGGCTGCTGGTGCTAACAGACTGGCGGGCATCGTATCTTCTGCCAAGCCTGCCGCGGCGGCTGAGCGCGTAGAGCCGACGATGGGCGGGCAACCTGGCGCGACTCCTTCTGGTGGCCCCGCTGGCGGACCTCCGCCTGGCTCGCCTCCTGGTTCCGCTCCGCAAGGTGCAACGCTGCGCGGCGTCGGTGCCGCGGAAGCGAATCAGAACCCGTATGCGGGGCAGATGACGGGTGAGGAAGCTGCGCGCGGTGGAAGTTCGGCATTCCCGCAAGTGAAGGTGGCGAAGAATGCGGGCGACGTGCCGGACGCAGAACAAGCGGTGCGTGCGAAGATCGCTAACGAAATCCTCGGTGAGGACAACGACGCGGTACGGACTGGCGTCGTGACCGGCAACGAAGATACGCTGCGAAGCGAGCATACGTTGTCGCGCAGCTCGGATAACACGCCCGAGCAAATCGCCCTGCGGAGTCAGATTGCGCGCGAGCAACAGGCGCTTTCGAACTATGCGCAGCAGCGCATTGATGCGACCGGCGCAAGCCCGAACCTGACGAACAACGAGCAGCGCGGCCAGGTCATCAATGACGCGGTGCATGGTGAAGGCGGACTGAACGAATGGTTCCAACAGGCTAAGCAGCAGATTTACGATCGCGCTCGCGCTGAGTCGGGCGATAACCCGATTCAGACGAGTCACGTCGATGCGCTGCTTGCTGATCCGCAATTCATGGCGGAAGCTGAGCGCAGCGGCAATTCTCGTGTCGTGTCTGGCGTTACCCGCTTGATGGATCTTGCGCGAAATCAGGGCTTCCGCGATCCGCTAACGAGCCAGACGACACCGGCGGGAAGTGTCGCAGCATGGGACGCCGTGCGCAAGTCGAATAATGCAGATTGGAACGAAGGCAACGCTCGCGTCATCGGGGCAATCAATCGCGCTATCGACCAGGACATTGCCGCGGCGGCCGGCTCTGATGCTTACAAGCTAGGCGATGCCATCCATCAGGCGCAGCAAACCATCATGGGCGCCCGCGGGTTCAAGCAGGTTTTCGGCGACGCAGACGCAAACGGCGTTAAGTCTGGTGCCGCTGTCGAGCAGATTCCGAGCCGCTTGAACAATATGCCGATCGATCAATGGCGACATATTTACAACACGTTCGACGATCTCTCGAAAGGGCGTGTTGCTGGTGCGCCTGACGGTGCGCCGCCGATCCCGCCAGAGTTGCAGCAGGCAGCGCAAGCGGCGAAAAACGAAATGTCTGGTGCGTTGGCTCGTGAGGTCTACGAGCAGGGTGCGGGCAAGGCGGGCGTCTGGAATCAGAACAGCGTGAATAAAACGCTGAACTCGGTTGTCGGGCAGAAGATTTTGCAAACCTTCCCGCCTGATGAAGTCGAGCGTTTCCATACGCTGAACTACGGCGGCCAGATCATGCCGGGCGTTCACTCGTATGAGGGGGCTGGACTTCAGTCGCAACGACTGAGCAAGGGAAGCCTGATCGAGAAGCATGCCGGCAAGGTCGGCGCGTCGATTGGTGGCGGCCTAGGTGGCGCTATAAGCGGCGGTGCTGCTGCGAGTGCTGGCGCGGGCGCTGGTGCATGGGCGGGTAATAAGTTGGCCGCTCGTGCGGCATCGAGTCGGCTTCAGGGCGAGGCAAACAAGCTGATCGAGGCCATGCGCGCTAACTCAAGGCGCGGTCAATAGGTTCGATGACGCTGTAAAGCCAATCCCAAACCCACCCGCTTTCGTTGTCGTCAGTCACGGCCGCATAGATCATCAGCGGAATCCATGCTTGCGAGACGATAACAAGCGCAAGCGCCGCGACCTTCAATAGCCATTTCATCGGTTTCATTTTTTCCCCTCGACCCCGCGTAGTGCGGGGTTTTTTTATTGAGGCACGCATGCAGCTTATACCCAATGCAAAGCAGCAGTTCATCGACCAAAACGGTGCGCCGCTTGCAAATGGTACAGTCGGATTCTACGCTCCTGGTACGCTAAATCCAAAGGCCACGTATCAGGATGCGGCGGGCACGATCCCGAATACGAACCCCGTTTCGCTCGACAGCCGCGGACAGGCGCTTATTTGGGGTTCTGGCGTCTACCGGCAGATCGTCAAAGACTGCAACGGCGTTACGATTTGGGACCAGGTAACGGAAGACCCTACTTCCGCGCTAGTCGGGACCGTCACCGATGCCCGGTATGTCGCGGGCGTCGACTTTACGGCCGGCACGACGACGACGTTGACGCTGCCTGCTAACCCCGGCACGTCGACGAATGCATGGGTGTTCTTCGACTCGGCGTTTCAGTCTGACGACCAGTACACGATAAACGGAACGACGCTCACTTTCACGGCGCCCATTCCGGTTGGTGTGCAGGCCGTCAACGTGAAGATTGGGACGACGATCGCAGCCGGCACGCCTGGCGCCGGGTCTGTTTCAGATAGCACGATCGCGTCGGGGTCCAAAGTCAGCAACCGTGTCCGCGATCTCGTAAGCGTTACTGACTTCGGCGGCGTAAGCGGTTCTGCGGTCGACAATACTGCTGCGTTCGCCGCGGCGTGCGCATCGCAACAGGGGCCGGTAATCGTCCCGGCTGGCGGCTCGTGGAAGGTCAGTGGGGCGCCGCTTTACACGAACTCGCTTGGACTCTACGACAACCAACCCGCGTCATCGGCCGCAGGCGGAAACACGTTCCATAGCTTGCGGTATGTCAATAGCACGCTCGACACCGCGCAGCACGCCAATATCTCGGCACAAACCGAAGTAGCGGCGACGGCCATCGGGCAAGAGATCGGGCTTCTGTCTGTTATCAACGTTCACGGCGGGACTAGTCTTGCTCAGACGCATGTCGGTACGTACACGCAGGTCAACACTAACGGCAATTTTTCCGGCTTCGCTGAAGGCTACAACTCGGAGATCGGCAATATCTCGGCAGACGGCACGAAAACGACAGGCGATAACGCGCTGATCGGCTTCGAGTCTGACATAAAGACGTGGACGAAATATACCGGCGTGGATAGCGCTCAGGTCCGCAAGACTGGATACAGCGCTGTTGCATGGGGCGGCGGCGACTGTACAGAAGGCTTCGCGCTCTATGCCGCGGGCGGGATCAACGGCGTAACGGGCAACTACACGTCCGGCGACTGGATCTACGGCCTGATTATGCGTACCAATTCTCTGCATGTGACGCAGGGCATCGGCATTGAGATCCAATCGAATCACGCGCAGGGTATCCACATTAGCGGAAGCTCGGTTGCCTACGGCATCAACCTTGCCGGTGGAGCATCGGCGGGTAACGTCGGCCTCAACATCGGTTCCGGGTATTCGGTTGGCATTGCGATGGCGCCGAATCAGCCTATCCAGCTTAACGGCGCAGGAAACGCGCAGGGCATCTCCTACGTTTCCGGGCATCAGTCGATCAGCCTTTCGGCTCCCGCGCTCGAAGTGGTCGGGCATACGACTTACGCGACTGCGGGCGGCGTCGTTGGCTATCTCGGCGTCTACGTCAACGGGACTCTTTATAAGGTGCCATTCCAGAATGTCTGATCTTGAAAAGCAACTTGAAAATACGCAGCGCGCTTTTCTGCAAATGCAGATCGAAAACGCGCAATTGAAGCTGACTGTCCTTGATCTACGGAAAGAGGCGAAAGAGAAAGACGCTCGTCTTTCGAACCAAACTCAAGGCGAAGTGTAGAGATCTTTCGCTTACCGCCAACAGCCGCCTCCGGGCGGCTTTTTAATTTCCGATCCCATGAAAGAAACCGCTTCGGCCGTTGCGCAAACGGTCGCACAAGTCGCGCCTCCTTGGTACGCAACGGCGCTCGCGTGGAGTGACGCGAACTTCCCGCGCGTGTTGCTCGCATTGTCAGTTATCTACACGGCACTACAGATTTACTCGTCGATCAAGCGCCTGCGCAAAGGGGATGCGAATGTCGATGAATAACGAGAACCTTCAAAAGCTGATCGCAGAGCTGCGGCGCGACGAGGGCGTTCGTTATTCGCCGTACAACGACACGAAGGGCATTCCCACGGTGGGCGTCGGGCATAACCTGAACGGGAAGCCGCTGCCTGCCGGGTGGAAATATCCGCTCAACGACACGCAGGTGAATTCGCTGCTCGATGACGACCTCGAAGACGTGTTCCACGATCTCGACCGCAACCTACCTTGGTGGACGGATCTGAACGACGTTCGCCAGCGCGTTATCGCAAACATGGCGTTCAACCTCGGAATCACGAAGCTACTCGGCTTCAAGAATACGCTCGTATTTATGCGGCAGGGCAAATACAACCAAGCGGCGGACGGCATGCTCGCGTCGGCATGGGCGACCCAGGTCAAGGGCAGGGCGCAGCGCCTAGCCGACATGATGCGCAAGGGGGTGTGATGGACTGGAAATCGATACTTGGCGGCGTCGCGCCGACCTTGGCGACGGCTCTTTCTGTCGTCGGCGGTCCTGCTGGCATGGTGGCAGGCGCTGCGCTGCGTGCAGTGAGCGGCGCAGTACTTGGCCACGATCAAGGCACGACGGACCAGGTTACGCAGGCGATTCAAGCCGGGCTGTCTCCCGACGCGATCGCAGCGCTTCAGAAGGCGGATAACGACTTCAAGGTGCAGATGGCGCAGATTGCCGCTGCGACCGATCAGGCGAGCATTAAGGCGGCATCTGATGCGGTCGGCGATGTCAACGTGACGATGCAATCTGAGGCGAAGGCGGACCATTGGCCCACATACACATGGCGGCCATTCATCGGCTTCGTGTTCGGCCTCTACGTCATGTCGATGTTCATTCTGCCGCTCTTTCACGTTCAACCGGTTCCCCTGTCAGCGGATCTCACATTGACGATCGGCGCCGTTCTCGGGGTTGCATCGTTCTTTCGCGGGAAAGCACAGGCTGATCCCCGTATCAACACCGACAACCGCGGCTAACTTTTTCTCTACAAGGCAAAACCATGAAACGACTTTTCGCCGGCCTCGCGCTGGCTCTTTGCGCTGCTTTCGCTGGTGCTGCTACCCTGGCTCCTGTGCAATTGCTCAATCCGACCGGATCGGCTGCAGGTCAGGCCATTATCTCGGCTGGCGCATCGTCTGCGCCTGCGTGGGGCGTTGTCGGCGTCGCGGGCGGTGGTACTGGCTCGGCAGCGGGCGGCGTCGGGCTGGACAACCTCTACGGGTTCTCGGGGGCGTCGACTGGCTATGTAGGGCGCGTCAGCTCTGGCGTGTATTCGCTGACGAGCGTGATCCCAATCAATAGCGGCGGCACGAACGCAACGACGGCATCGGCTGCGCTGACGAACCTCGGTGCCGCGCCTGTCGCGTCGCCCACATTCACCGGCACCGTTACCGCGCCGGTACTCAAGGCGACCGGATCGGCCAAGGTTATCGCGGTGAATACTGCGGGCGGAAGCGTTGCGAACAATACGACCGTGACCGTAACCGGCTGGACGGCGCAGTTGAATCAGGGATCTGCGTTCGTCCCGTCGACGGGGGTCTTTACGGCTCCGACTGCAGCGCAATACCTGGTGAATGCGCAGTTTCAGTTCGCGACTTCAACCTTCCCGTCTGGCGGCATCATCAATGCGCAAATCTGGCGCAATGGCGCGATCATCTATCAGAGCGCGGTAGTGTTCCCTTCGGCCGCGGCATCGCAGCCCTACTACACGCACCCGATTAATGCGGTCGTGAACTGCGCGGCGGGCGATACGATCACGGTCGTTCTCGCACAGACGAGCGGTGCGGCGCTTACGCTTACCACGACCGCCGCATCTAACTACCTCATGATTACGCAACTTCCGTAATCGATGCCGGCGCGCTCCTTTTCGAAGACAGCAGCGCTGGCAACCTCATTGCCGGCCGCTCGACCGTGACCGTCATAAGCCAGCCCATAACAAGGGAGAGCGGAACGACGGCCGCGGCGAGCAGCAGCACTTTCGGCAACGGGTTGGCCTTCTGTGCGACGAACTCGACGAACTTCGCGCCGTAGGCGACCATCACAATTTGAACGATGTACATTGGGTAACTGACCGCTCCCAGGAATTGAACCGGTCGGCTGTCGAGTGCCGCGATCGGCGCATTTGCAAAGTAGCCGACGATCACTGTTGCGCCTGCGATCTCCATAAAGCGGCTTCCCCATTCGCGGCCAAGAAACAGATCCGAGCCAAGATAGGCGACTACTCCGGCCAGCAGCAGCAATTTCGATCTCGGGATGCGCGCGACGCCAGAGGCGATGGCATACCCGCAAACGAACGCAGCCTGAAACATCAGAAACATGCTTTCGAAAAGGCCAAACGTCATCGGATGAACCCAGGCGGGCACAGCGTAATACAGATACGCGAAGCCAATCACAAGTGAGCTCACCAGCATCCGGCTACGCGTCGCCCACAGCGCATAGATCACGAGCGACCCGACCAGCTCGACCTGTAGGCTCCAGATCACGCCATTAACAGAACGATCCATCAGCGTGGCCGCAGAGATGGCCTCGGGCAGCGTAACGCGCGGCAGCGCCACCCAAAGCAGCGCAGCGGCAGCGATGGCGACAGGGTAAAGGCGCGTCGCTCGACGGAAAACGAACGGCAAGAACGCCTGTATTGGCCCTTCTGACCGCCTTAGCATCGACTTGCCAAGCACATACCCGCTAAGCACGAAGAACAGCATTACGGCCGCGTCAGCATTAAATACCGTATGCCAAAGCCGAATGAAGATCTCCGGGCCTGTCATCTTGTGAAAGTCGGCAGCTTCCTTCAAGTAGATCGGAACGCCACCGTAATAGGTCGCGCAATGGCCGAGGACGACAGAAAGGGCGGCCAGCCCGCGCAGGCCGTCAAGGTTATTGTTTCTTGTCATTGTTTACGATAATTGACATAATAAGGTTTATCACTTGTGGATAAGGTTATCCACATACCGCTGTGGTGCGGCATATCGGCGGCCACATACCGCACGGGTGCGGCACATTTCGCCGGATATACCGCACGGGTGCGGCACTAATAAGAAGTAAGATTTCTCTAAGATTTAGGGGCAAGCTTTCGCTTGATTTCTGCAATCGCATCTTGCGATACAGACGATCCCTCGACCACAACGTTCTGAACATTCTGAACATTGTTGTCGCCAATTTGCAACGACAGGTTGATAACGATCTGCGGACCAGTCGGCGTGCCGTTCTTAGCGAATTCCTTCAGTTCGTTAAGGAAGTCTTGTAAGCCAGTCGGAACATACGGAACCGATGCGGTTCCAGCAGGCGTCCGATCGCTCTTAGTCACCAGCGGAAGCTGCTCAGTAAACCGGTAACGGTTCCGCTTGCGGTTCTCCGGGTCTTTGTCCCAATCGAGCAATTTAAGCTCCCTCAAGCGGCGCAGCGCGCGTTCGACAGTATCGCGAGAAGTCTTGAGGCGTTCGGCCAGCGTGTCGACGCCAGGGAACGCCGTTCCGTTGTTCAAATCCGTATAGGTCTTGAGCATGACATATACCGCGATAGCGTTTATCCCCATCGCATCAAGCGGCGTGCTTCTCAGAACGTGGACCCATATCGTATCGGCGTCCAACTCGTCCCAAAGTTGGCCCTGATTCATATCCCGCCCTGCTTCCGCCTCGCCAGCTCGCGTCGCGCCCCTTCGACAAGCAGGTCAGACATTGGCGTATCCGTCAGCTTCATAAACGCGCGCAATTCCTCATACAAGCTTTTCGGCATATTCACCGCCATCCGCTGCGTCGAGTCCCGCTCGCGGAATGTCGGCTGCGCCTCGTTCTCTGGCTTTGCTGGCTGCTGGCCGATGAAGGCGTCGACGGCGCTTCGGTTCAGGGGAGGATTAGCCATTGAGAACCCCCGCCATCAGTGTGCCGAACTCGTCACTCGCTTTCCCGTCCCGGTATTCGGCCGGCAACTCCATTACCGACAACCCTAGTTTCGCGCCCTTCCGGTATGCCGCCCGGTCGACGATCGTTGGGCCTAGTTCGAAGTCGCCCATTTCACGGATAACGTCGATCGATTCGTCAAGCTCCGCCCTGATGTAATGCGGAACGGCGTTCACAAAGGCGATAGCGCGCACTGGCGCCGTTACCGTCGCCCTTCTCTGCCTGACTATGTGCGCCGTCTGCGCGAGGCTCCAGGCGTCAAATTGGCCTATCCGCAACGGAATCAGGATTATGTCAGCCAATGCCATCGCGACGCGTGTTTCCATATCGAGGTTCGGCGGGCAGTCGATGACGATGTGATCGAAGTTCGGCGCGTCAGCAGTGACGGCGTGCCCGTAATTCTGGTCGACCCGCACGACGCTTAGGTTCTGCGGAACTTCGGCATCGATGCGCAACTGCCCCCACTGGTACGCGCTGGACTGGTACGGATTGGCGTCATACAGGCGCACAGAGCCGCCCTGCATGGCGAGCGTACCGGCGACGTTGGTAGCGGTCATTGTCTTGCCGACGCCACCCTTCTGCATCACAACCGCTATGATGGTCATGTTACTTCCCCTGTTATTGTGCGCAAATCCTAGTCCATACTTGCGCAAACATCAATGGGGGGAGTGACGCACACGTATGCGCGTGTGCGCACACGTGTACATCATGCGGCGCGTCTCAACTCAAACCGTTCCGTCACCCGTCCCCTGCGTATCTGAACAGCCTTCCCCGCGTTCAGCCGCCTCAGAACCTCATCCGATGCCCGCACGTACTGCCTGCGCGTCACCGTATCGACAAGCGCCTCGAATACATGGATGCCGCCATTGAGCGCCGGCAATCCGCCAGGCCCGAACACGAGTCGCCCGGTTGTGTTGTAGCGTTCCGCTGCGTCAATCAGCGCGTTCTGTGCGTCATAGAGCGCTTGCAACCCGACTTCCTTATTGCCGGCCGTCTCGCACAGAATGATGGAAATATTCATTGCATAGACAAGCTTGTCCCATGCGTCTTTCTGCCCATCGCCGCGAGCAAGGGAGATGGCGGCTGCGTGAACAGACGTAAGAACGTTCGTTCGCTCGTCGCCCTGTAACGGTAAGTCGCCGTTGAAGAGGGTAGTGATGACGTCTTTCGTAGCGACGTGCTTTCTGATCGTGCGCTTTCTCATTTCGGCTCCTTGGCAATGGCGGCGATTTCCTTGTCCATAGCGGCTTCTGTCCAGCATGCCGCGAACAAAGCGCGAACATGCGACGTCACGGGGCAGCTTTCAGCGTGCGGGTTGCTTCCGCAGTTGCACTCCACTTCCGTATCGCCAGACTGATCGGCTACCGAACTCGCGGGAGGGGCGGCGAGAGCAACACGGGCTTGCCATCCCTCCCAGCGCGCGTTGAGATAGTCGCGTCCCTCTCCGTATGTATCTCCTTCGCGAAGCGCCCTCACATCGTCGGCGGTATGATCGCTCGCCCATCCGTTTTCATGCATCGATCGGTTCCACACGACGGCGTAATCTGCTTCAAACCGCTCGCGCTCTTGCTCTGCGCTCTGCGCCCCCGCTGTGTCGGCGATGCTCGCGGAGGGGGCGCGTCGGTTCCAGACATCAACGCACCAATCGGCGTCGCCAACGTCGTCATCGTTACAGGTTGCCCCGCAGGAACCGCACTTCACGAATCCCCACTTGCCGGCGCGCGACTCAGTTAGTGTGAAGGATGCTTCGCCGCCGCAAAACGGGCACGGCTTCAGTTCTTCAGTCATTTCCCGGACTCCTTTACGCATAGTCCAAGTCGCCAAGTTGCACGTCGATATGAATCAGACGGTGCATTTCGTGCCGCGCTGATTCAAGCGTTAGATATGTCCCTTCGACTGACCCGTACCATCCATGCAGCACGAAGCGTCCGTCGTCGGACTGCACGATCTTGTACGGGCCATTCTTCTCAATGGGCTTGCTCATTTCCCGCTCTCCTTTGCGATGGCGGCAGCGCGACGCCCGTCTCCCGTAACAGCCGCAGCATTCACCGCCTTCGCCCCCGCTGTGTCGATAGCAGGCTCGCACGGATCGTTGCACGTCTCGGGATCGCCGCAGCAGTGCGCAACGTCGGTCGTGAATGGTGCGCCGTATGGCGCGGAGCGCGGTAGCTTCGACATAACGAATTCCGCAACCGAGTTGGCTAGCTTGTAATCCGCCGGAATGGTGTATCGACCAAACAGGCCCATCACGATGTCTTGCAAATCGCCGTCGCTCATGACCTTGCGTCTTGCGGCTTGATGGTTGGCAAACGTCCTCAGAAGTTGAGCCGCGCGAGCACACACCGCGTCGCCTTCGTAATTGCTGAAGCGGGTTATCCGGTCGCTCATCTCGTCAAGCTGCTCGGCAATATCGAGCGCATCCCTCACATCGTCCTGCTTCGCCCCCGCTGTGTCGGCGATGCTCTGCGCACTGGCGGCATGTTTCAGGAACAGATTGAGCATGACCTCTTGTGCATGGTCGCTCATCGCGAAGCCCATCTCTCTCGTGAAGTCGCTCACGAAGCGGCGCGCCTGATCTTTCGGGCTCGGCTTCCTCTCCGCCAATACGCGGGATTCGAGGGCGGAAAATTCGATCACTTCGTATCCGTTCGCGCGCCACTGTTCCGCAACTTCTCGGTCTTCGGTGAGCGGCACGCAGACAGCCTTATGCGTCGTCTTCCAGATGGTCATTTGCTCGCTCCCTTGCATGGCGCTCCCTTTCGAACGCCGCACACAGTGCATATAGGGCATGGGTATCCCATGCTGTAGTCAATCTTTCCATCCCAATGCGATCGCTGGCAGTCTCGACTATCGGCCATCGTATGCGCATGGTTCGAGCGGCGAGCAGGCATCTCGCACGGTCCTTCGCCCGGACGCTCGCAGGGCGATTTGTAGCAGCAGCCTTTCGCGTCAACGTATTTGTATTCGTCGGTCATTTCGGATCCTTTTTGATCGCGCCTTCTACAACACGCACCACATCCGAATACCGAAGCCACGAACCCTCGCTATCCTTCTCGAGCGAATTCATTCTGGTATTTGGTCGAAACGCATAGCGTTGCAGACATGCGATTCCAGCGCGGGTCATTGATGCCTCTTGCTTGTCGATGGACGTTGCGTTTGCACGGCAAGTGGAACATATCGGCTTCCAGTGGCGGGCACCGAATATCCCACCGCAAGACCTGCATTTGTGTCGGAACGGTCCTAATTCATCTTGCTTGTCGCTCGGAGTGACGGGAGGGGCGGCGTAGACGATGCGGGCGAAAGCGCCATCTGTACTTTTGTACGTGAGCCAGTCCGTGTCTTCCCACGTCGCTTCGCATGGGTCTTGAACCTGATAGATCGGCTTCGCCCCCGCTGTGTCGGCGATGCTCGCGGAGAGACGCGATGCGGCTGCGCTCAATAGCTGGCGAGCGTGCCCACCTACGCCGTGCGGCACCAATGACCCGCTCTCGTCGAGCGCCAGCAGCGCCTTAATCGACTCGACCAGCTTGGCGTTGTCGCCGCGGAAGTTGTCAGTCATGCTTTTCTCAAAATGAAGGGTGGCTAGGCGGCGTCAGCGGGCGAGAACTTCAGATACTCCGCATAGTCTGGCCAGTGGCGTTTCAGACTTGCCGCGTGCTGCTTCGGCGTGCTGTCCCATTCGGCGACTGCTGCGGTGACGGTCGGCCAGTGGTCCGGATTTTTGCCTTCTACTACTGACTGCGCGCGCTGCTTCGCGAGATACGCGCTCCAGTACGCGTTGAATGCCGCCGCGACCTGGTCGGCTTCCTCTTTCGACGGTGCCGCTACGATGTCGTCTGGGCCTTGGATGTGGAGCATCCACAGGATGTTTTCGGTCATGCTGCCTCCGGCGTGATTCGAACGCGGTAACGGCCTTCGTCTAGCGTTACGATGATTTCCAGATCGTTTTCAGCGACCAGATGCGCGACGGCGCCGTTGATGCACTGCGCGGTCACGTCTTGCTTCTGCGTAGCCACGCGGCCGTGCTGCCTGTCCGCGCGCGACTTCCCGATGTAGATTCGGTTCGTCAGCGGTGACATCCACATTTCAAGCTTGCTTTCTGTCATGTTCTCTCGCAATAACAGTCTGTCCAATCACAAGCGTCACACGCTGCTGCTCGATCTCCGCGACCATATCCACGAATGCAGAACAGGCGCGGTGTAGCAGGGCAGACGTCGGTTTCTTCGCTAGCGCCAGCGCTTCGAATGCTTCACGCGCGGCGCTGCGTCTCTGTGTGTTCATCATGCAGTCTGCTTTAGATACGACCGAGCTATAACGGGCTTCGATCGTGTTTGAAGAAGGCGGCCACGCAGAGAACGCGACGTAATAAGGCGAAGCGGTAGTAGTTGTACATGCTGGTTTCCTTCTGTTGTGTAGTTATTGTGTGTGCTGCATTGCGATGAATAATACTTGCGCGGTATCAGTCCGTCAAGCACCTATCGTATTATTTTCGCGCGAGTAAACACAGATCGCGGAAGCCGTTCTGCGATCGCTCATATCCGACCAAGTTATTCTTCATCCAATCCGGCACGTCGAGGCGCTTCGTCTTGCTCTCGACGGCATCCCGTAACTGCTCACCGCTCAGCAGTTCGAACGTGATCGCGCCGCGCTTGCTGTTGTTCCTCCAGACCATCCCCTTAGCGACCATCAGATGCAGCGTGTCGCGCACGCAGGCGCGCGGGCGCCCTGGCATCAGCGCAACGACTTCCTCCTGCGAGTACGCTCGGCCCGGCTGCATGGCGTCTGCAAGCTCGTGCGGGGAGATCGTTTCGGGCTGTTGGCCGATATTGATTGTGTTTTTCATGCTGATGCTTCCATTTTTCCATCGCGCACGAACTTCCATTCGCCGTAAGCGCGATCCCATGTTGAGAACTTTTCTTCGCGACTTGCCTTGCCAGCGTCTAGCCATTGGTGGCACCAGTGACACCCCGGAACGGTGTAGGTGTGGTCAGCCTTCAGCCCCATGCCTTTACCGTGCTTGCCTTGATTGCTGTGGCAGGGGACAACAATTTCAGGCGACGCTTCGCCGCCGCAGATCACGCCGAGATAGCATCGCTCGCCGCGGCACGCAGCAAGATATTTCGAGCCTTCAGCAACGGTCGGCTTTTTGACGCGCGACTTCATCGCCGTGCGCTTGAGCGTCGTCTTGCGATCGGCAAGCTCGAACGGCTTCGGCTCCTTGCGCTTGAATCCTGATCGCTTCATTGCTGGCTCCACAGAAGTTGCGCGAACGGATTGATCTGCTGGCCGTTCTTAGCTGCATACCGCGCTTTCAGGATGGCGGCGTACTTGGTCCGATATGCCTTGCACACTTCCGCCTTTGTGAATTTCGCGATTCGCTTTGCGTCGCGCTTCGTGCCGGCCCGGTAGACGGCGAGCTGATTGCCGGTGAAGCCCCGCGAATATTCTTGGCGCTCCCACCGGGCGACATAGACAAGCCCCTCGTTTCGAAGCTGCTTGATCGCGTTGTTCGTGCCGCCAGTCGTCATCTTGACGATCGCCTGGATCTCGTGGCGCGTGTATTCGCCCGATTGCAGGAGCGATAAGATCTGCTCTTTGCCTGTCATGCTGCCATTTCCTCCATGCCCGGATCCGCTGCGATGCGAATGTCGTTGTCGGCCGCCCAAGCAAGCGTGTACTCGATCAGGCTATTTAGGCGCTTCACGCCCATCTGCGCGGTCGATTCGCGGATGTTCACCCATTCGCCTTCGAGTCCCGGAACCATGTCAGTGCCGATTCCGGTCGCGACCGAATGGGCGGATACGAGCAGCGTTTTCCACTGGACAGCCGTGAGGCGCCGACCGTGAAACTCGGCTTGTCGCGCGATCTGGCTGAACAACGAATGGAGTAGGGCGTTCTGGCGCGTCGTGCGCGTCGGCTCCTGGATGGTCAGCATGTGGCCATCGGGCCGCGCATGAATCGCATCTGCCGCCATGCGGCGATTCGTGCGATTGAGGAAGATCGTGAGTTTGTCCATCACACCCCCGAGATCATCACGAAACATTCGCCACCCTTGACGATCGGCCCGCGGTGAACGTGCAGCTCGTCGATCTGCTCGTCATCGTCGAACACGCCGGCATGTTCCAGCGCGTCATTGAGTGCCTTGAGGCGGTTGTCAAGGTCAGCCGCACGTCGATCGCGCATCGACAGGCGAACAGCCATGAACAGGCGCGATGTGCCGAACTTGATCGCGTTGTGCTCGGCGACGATCTCGGCTACACGCTGGCGGAAGTCTTTGCCTTCCTTCGTGATGTACATTCCGCGCTGCGATTTCCGCCAGTAGTTATTGACGGAAGGCGGCAGAGGGAGCGTCAAGCATTGTGAGACGCCCTGTAACTCGTTTTGGCCTGTCATTTTGTTTTCTTCTCGCTGCGGATATACGCCCACAGTTCGCGTTTTGCCGTCTCTGCGGCCTCGTTGCCGCTTCTCTGTCTCACGCTCTCGACGATCGCCTTAGCTGCGTTGTAGTCGCCTCGGCGTCCGTCTCTCGCTGCTGCCATGAAGCGGTGTAAGCATTCGTCCCTGTCCACGCCTAGCACCAAGGGATCGACCGGTAATCGACCGTGCGCCGGATCACGTAATGCCGGCGTAGCGGCTCGGCTTCAGGATTGACACAGGTGATTTCCATGTAGCCG